CAGGCAAAACAAAGAAGATGGCCAAGGGCGGTGACGCCATCAAGTCACCTCCTGGTACTCAAGGGCCTTCAATGATTGTAAAAAAGAAAGACGGCAACCGTCCAGTTAAGATATACTAATTCGTGAGTAAGTGCTAACAGACGGAGCCTTGTACCGTCTGCTTTTCATGGAAACACCATGCTTGAATTTGCAGAAGCAGTTCTGAAAGAAATCAGGAAACTCCAGGATCAATCCAAACAGATTGTCCTGAACGGAACCATCACAGACATGGAGCGTTATCGCTTCATGATGGGTCGCCTTGAGGGTTTGAGAATGGTTGAAGACTCCGTGAAAGATTTGCTCAAAAAAGTAACGGACGATGTCGACGATTTTCTCAAGTGAAAGGAAGACCATGGAAACCGAAGCAGTATACCTGAAATCAACATGACCGCCTTGGAGCGTAAGTGGGCCGAGGAGGCAGCCAACAAGCCGCCTGCCCTTGACGATGCTTACACAGAGCTGGGTTTTGACCCAGAGAAACTCGACCAAGCGGTTGTAGACACCATTCCCCAGCCTACAGGGTGGCGCATTGCCATTCTTCCCTACCGAGGCGCTGAGAAAAGCAAGGGCGGCATTGTCCTGGCCGAAGAAACTCAGCGCAGGACCCAGCTTGGCACAGTGTGCGGCTACGTCCTAAAGGTAGGGTCCCTAGCCTACGCCGATCAATCTAAATTCCCCACTGGTGCCTGGTGCAAAGAGGGTGATTGGATTATTTTTGGCCGCTACGCTGGCGCACGCATCCCAATTGACGGGGGTGAGATTCGTCTCATCAACGACGATGAGGTACTTGGAGTGGTGAACAGTCCCGAAGACATTCTGCACATGTAAAGGAGCAATGACATGAATGACCAACTTGAATTTAAGATAGGTGAGGACGAGAGTCCGGCCACCGTTGCAATTGGGGAGGACGGTGCTGCTGAAGTATTGGACAAACCCCAAGCGCCTCGGGTCGAGACCACCTCACAGCAGTCCAATGATGGCGGCGAGCTGGACCAGTACAGCGAAGGCGTCAAGAAGCGTATTGACAAGCTGACCGCGCGCCTGCGCGAAACCCAGCGCCGTGAGCAAGCAGCCCTGGAGTACGCCAAGAGCGTACAGGCCCGTGCTACGCAGCTCGAGCAGCAGTACATGACAGCGGATGGCGAGCGCCTGGGCGAGGCCAACGGCCGTGTTCAGACGCAAGTTGTTGCTTTAAAACAAATCATCCGCAAGGCCCGTGAAGAAGGTGACATTGACACCGAAACGGAAGCCCAGCAGCGTCTTACAACGCTGACTATGGAGCAAAACCAGATTGCCGCTGCTACCCAGCAACGCGAGCAGCAGAACCAGCAGTGGAACTACCAGCAGCAGCAAGCAGCCCAGCAGGCTGCCCAGCAGCCCCAGGTACAAGTTCAGCAGGAAGTCGATCCACGGGTCGAGGACTGGGCCGAGCGTAACCCCTGGTACGGCCGAGATACAGCCATGACTCATGCAGCATGGGGAATCCATCGTCAGTTAATTCAAACTGAGGGATTTGACCCAAACAGCAATGAGTATTATGATGAGCTAGACAATCGCTTAAAACAGACCTTCCCCCAGAAATTGGGTGGGGGTCAGCAGGCGCAAACTAACAGGTCCGCCAGACTCGTGCAAACGGTGGCTCCTGCATCCCGATCCTCGGGTATCAACAACGCACGCCGCACTGTCAAATTGACCCCAAGTCAAGTTGCAATTGCCAAAAAGCTGGGTGTTCCTCTTGAGGAATATGCCAAGTACGTAAAGGAGTAAGACCATGTCAGACGTCAAGATACCTACACTCAATCGCAATTCTCGCGGGACCGAATCTCGGGAGAAAGATGCGCGACGTAAACCTTGGGCTCCCCCTTCACGACTGGATGCGCCACCCCCGCCTCCTGGATACAAGCACCGTTGGATTCGAGCTGAAGCCGGTGGTATGGACGACCGCACGAACATCTCTGGAAAGCTCCGCGAGGGGTATGAGCTGGTTCGTGGGGACGAGTACCCTGACTATCATGTTCCAACTATGGAAGACGGCCGACATGCTGGTGTTATCAGCGTGGGAGGTTTACTTCTAGCTCGTATTCCGTTAGAGACAGCGGAAGAACGCAGTGCGTATTACCAGAGTAGAGCGAATGACCAATTGCAGGCGGCCGACAACGAGTTGATGAAAGCGAATGCTCACAACAGCATGACCATTCAACGACCCACACGTCAGTCTCGCGTTTCCTTCGGCGGCTCTAACAAGGGCTGACGAATCCAACTTTTTTAAAGGAATGACAAATGGCTAATACCGACAAGGCTTCTGGCTTGCGTCCTATTGGCAATCTTTCTGCTACTGGTGCACAGAAACAGTACGGCTATGAGATTGCTGATAACCAAGCTGGAACAATTTTTCAAGGCGACCTGGTTGCTCTTGCCAGTGGATTTATTACTCGGTTTCTTCCAGCTACACACACTGCTGCGGTAGGCGTGTTTAACGGTTGCAACTACATTGATCCCACTACAGGAAAACCCACTTTTAAGAACTTCTATCCAGGCTCTGTCAACATCACAGCAGGTAAAATTGTTGCTGATGTGCTCGACGATCCTAGTCAATTGTTCTTGATTCAATGTGACGCAGGTTTTGTTGCTGCTGATGTGGGCAAGAATGCAGACGTGATTGGTACAGGCGGAAGCACCACCACTGGTGTGTCCACCATGGAACTAAACTCTTCCACGCTTGCTACTACAGCCGCTTTAAACCTAAAGACCGTTGGCTTGTACAACGTCCCAAGTAACGAGTTCGGCTCTTTTGCCGTGGTAATAGTCAAGATCAACGAACACGTGTACGGTAGTGCCGGTGTTGCTGGTCAATAAGGAGATAAATCATGGCAATTTCACGTGCACAACTGGTAAGTGAGCTTGAGCCTGGTCTCAATGCGCTGTTCGGCCTCGAGTATAAAAATTACGAGAACCAACACACCCAAATCTACTCAACCGAGACTTCAGACCGCGCGTTTGAAGAAGAGGTGATGGAATCGGGTTTTGGTGAGGCTCCTGTGAAGACTGAGGGCGCTGGCGTTTCATACGACCAAGCGCAAGAGGTCTACACTGCTCGCTACACCCACGAGACCATCGCTTTGGCGTTCTCGCTGACCGAAGAAGCCGTTGAGGACAACCTCTACGATCGTCTGTCGGCCCGCTACACCAAGGCTCTGGCCCGTTCGATGGCTCAGACCAAGCAAATTAAGGCTGCGTTCAGCCCAGTCCTCGACCCGTGGATCAACTTCCTGCTGTACCTGCACCTGGGGCTGCTGTGCCGCAGTCTGCTGTTGCTGAGTCCACTGCTGCGTCTGTTGTTCGCGCTGCTGGGTAGCATAGGCAATCTGGCTCTGCTCCACAGTAAGCGAAGTCAGACGCTGCTGGGCTTCCGTCTCGGTGTCAATGTCACCTTCTTCACGGGCCTTGCGGATAATTTGTTTTAAAGCAACAACCTGCGTCTGCACACGGCCTGTCGCCTCGCCCAGGCGCTCGGTGTCCACACTCATGTACTGCTGCTCCAGCTGCGTAGCGCGGGCCTGGACGCTCTTTGCGTACTCCAGTGCCGACTGCTCACGGCGCTCGGTCTCGCGCAGGCGCGCGGTGAGCTTGTCAATGCGCTTTTTGACCTTATCGGAGTACTGATCCAGCTCTTCTGCATTCGGACCGCTCTCCACGGTGCTGGTGGTCTTGCCCTCGGTGTCCTCGGAGATGGTGACCGTTGCGGACTCCTCCCCTTCACCGATATCAAATTCTAACTTTTCATCTGAATTAATCATGATACTTTCCTCTTCACTTGTGCAAAATGCTTGCAGGATCTGACACAATTCCCAAAATCTCGTCATCGTTCAGAAGACGAATCTCACCGCCCTCAATCTGGATGCGGGAGCCCGCGTAACGACCAAACACTACCCAGTCACCGGGTTTGCACCATGCACCGTCGGGGAACTTGCTTTCGTCCGCGTAGGCGAGTGGTCCAAGCTTGAGCACGTAGCCCACGTTGGTTGCCAGTTGAGTGCGTTCAGTTGTTTCTTTGGTCAGCACAATGCCGCCCTTTGACGTACCAGCACCCCGGTACGGAAGCAGCGCAAGACGCCACCCGGTCGGTTGCGGTATCAAATCCAAGACGCTTTGTGTGAGCCCGCTGTCAGGAACCTTGCCATCATCGGTATAGGCATCGTTCAGCGAGGGTTTTTGGTTGGCCTTTTCGTCTGCCCATTTCTGTTCTAGAGCTGTCAGCTTTGGTTGCATAGGTTAATCCTCTGAGTGTTTATCAAGTTCGCTTTTCACAATACTTTCTGAAAGCCGAATACCTTCTAAACGCCCCATCAGATACCGATACCGCTCCATATCGCTGACACTCCCACTCAGCACAAGCTGCTGCGTGTCGTGTTCTATCTTCCTAATTTCTTTTAAAACTTTTTCAGCAAAAGTAAGCATGGTCATTTCCATGTAGGCAGAAGGTAGTCGCCACCATCTGAAAGGCGTTAAGCAGTTAGTAGATCTTTACGTCTCTGTTGCCATCTTTTTTCTTAACTATTCTCGGTTTTACCATCCCCCCTTCCTTCATTTTGCGTGATTTACCTGCCTCAGACAGGGCTATTGCAACCGCCTGCTTATTCGCAGCGGCCTTGCCCTTGGGGCGAGACGTGCCGATCGTACCCTTCTCTTCATACGATCGCATCGTCTCACCTATGTTCTCACTGATAACCTTGCGGCTTTTGCCTTTTTTGAGCGGCATTATCTGCCTCCTGTTGGTGGTTTTGGCGCAGGTCTGGGCGTGGTTATGCGCTCGCGGGCGACTTCAAAGCGCCCCTGAGCAATCTTTTCCTGTGACGCAATGCGCTCGTCGTTGGCCTGAGAGCTTTCCTGTATGCGCATCTGCTCGTTCTTCAGCCCCTCTTGCTTGAGCTGTATTTCAGCCTGATCTTTCTCCGCGCGCTGCTTGAGCTCTTGCTCCTTGAGCGCGATGACCGGATCAGGTGCGCCTGAACCCTCGCCAGAGAGCGTTGCCTGCATCGCCTTGACGTCCATCATGTACTGGGCAACATTGAGCGAAATCATCGCCTCACGCTGCATGTCTGAGACCATGCGATCGGGGTCGCTGCCGTACTGACGGAACAGCTCGGCCTCGGCATCCTCTTCTGCCTTGAGTTTTACGTGCTCCATGATGTGTTTCTGCAGCTCTACTGCCGCCAGTGGGTTGCCCTGAACCAACGGCGACATTCCCATGATCAGGTGCGATGCAATGTGCGAGTCGTGCTGCTGGCCGGGGAACGCCTTGAGCTGCTTGCCGTCGATCGCATCGATGTTCTCGCTGGCTGGATCTTTGGGCATCTGGTTGGTCTGGGTCTTGAGGATGCCGTCTATGTCGCGCACGTTCATTGACTGGTAAACCCGGTAGTACGCCTCGTACATGTTGTGCATGTTCGGTGCGCTTTGCGCCAGCTGCAGCTGCGTCTGTGCCAAGGTAATGCGCTGCGCTGCTGAGAAGATATTGGGGTCAGCAACGGGCAGAACTGACACCTTGTTGTCAAAGTCAGACTTCTTGATTAAACGAGATGCTCCCGGTACATCATAGGGGTACTCGGGGGGCAAATACTCACCAAAACCTCGGAAGAGCATCTCAAACTCTTGTGTCTGTGCGTAGTACAGGCGCTTATGGATGGCGCTCATCACCATCGACCCACGCTCAAGCAGCGCAAGGGTGGTACCCACTGCCGCCTGCTGGTTGGCGTCACCCACCTGCATGTCTGCAATGCTGGCAAGGCGGCGTCCGGCGTCAACGGTGAAGCTTAACAGCGCAAACAGGGTCTGGCTGGGCTCTTTGTAGGGCAGCGGCAGCAGTGATGAGGACAGTTCAGCCCCACCAGCGTCAATATCACGCCACTCACCCGGCTGGATTGGCTTATCATCGTCCGCAATCCGCGCGCCCTTCGCCTTGAAGCCCGCAGGCAGGTTAGACAGCGTGCCGGAGTCCAATAATTGACGCAAAGCAGAGGTTGCGGTCTTGGAAAGGCCACCAATCAGGTGCACAAAGCCCAAACCGTAGGCACCGAGGCCAGAAACCAGCATGTAATGCACAAAATACTCAATTCGCAGGTGCAAAGGGTCTTCTTCTGCCCAGTTTCGACGCACACTGATCACTCGCCCACTGGTTTCGTCGGTTGTGACCACATACGGAAGCTTGATACCGGTCGGTTCGCCATCTTCGTCCACGTCTTCGTAGCCGGGAATGTCCAAATCGACGTGAAACTCCAGCAACGCGATCTCTTCGGGCTCGCCAGCGGCCTGCATACCGGTAATTCGGTCAATGGTGGCACCAATTTGGTCTTGTGTGATGCCAGAACCGTCAGGAGACACCTCAATATCGATGTATTCACCTGCATAAACACGCTTTTTGAACTCGTTTGAGTCCATCGCAATGCGGTGCGTGATGCGCCGGCACTCGGAAATCACGCTCGAGCCGTGATAGGGGATAAAAAGGTCGTCGGCAAGCACCAAACGGCTGACCATACGGCCAAGTTGAGCATCGTAATACACCTTTTTGAAGGTGGATCCGCCATATCCTGTGTAAAACAGCAGCTGGTCGAACTCCGGCGTGTACTCTTTCATCACGGCGGTGATCTGGTAGTTCATGAAATCCTGTACACGGGCAGCCTGCTGCACCTTGTCGAGGGTTTCCTTGCCCAGCGTCTGCGTCCTGACAGGACCACCCGCTGGCATCAGCTCCTTAAACGACTGCGCTTGGAACTGAATAATGGCCTCGGTCAGCATTGGATGCACCACGCCCGACGCGCCACGGAACGGCTGCGTGCGATCCTCCATCTTTAGCCCCAGAAGGTCTAATCCCTTGGCGTACATCTCCTCCCACTGCCCGCGAGAGCTCTTGTCCGCGTCGAACAGCGCCTGCAGGTTGATGGAAATGTGCCCAAGATCCTGCGGATCGATGCTGTCAGCAAGGTTATCGTAAAAACCCAGCTCCTCATCGTCCATGCCGATCTCAATCAGAGCACTGCCGTCATCCTCAATGATGATCTCAATGTCCTGATCGTCGCCTACATCATATTCAACGATGTCGGAGTTCGGAGCTAAGTTTACGACCTTGTCTATTGGCATTTTTTATCCTAAATATCTGCGATTATCGTTGCGCACGCGCTCTACGTTGCTTTTTGCTTTTTTGGTAACGGTGCCGCCTTTGGCTTTAGTGATCACCGGGGTGCTGGGGTCAAA